ATTGGTCAAAAGTCTTGGGAGTATTTAGATCATCAAGGTTATGACATGACACAATATACTACTTTGTTTTCTGAGATGTGGGTCCAAGAGTTTGCTAAAAAAGGTGGTGGTCATCACAGTGCGCACATACATTGGAATCAACACGTATCAGGATTTTACTTTTTAAAGTGTAGTGATAAGACTTCTTATCCTATATTTCACGAACCAAAGACTGGTGCAAGATGTACAAAATTAAAAATGAAACCAAACTTAAAAGGTGTATGGACAGGTCACGAACAGTTTCATTTAAAACCTAAACCAGGTACATTGATTATATTTCCAGGTTACTTGGAACACGAATATGCAGTCGACTTTGGAATCGAACCATTTAGATTTATACATTGGAATATACAAGCGGTGCCAAAACAGATGGCTAAAGATGTCTGAAATAGAGTACTTTATTGAACCAATATTTAAAATTGATTTCTTTAAAATGAAATGTGTTAATTTTAAAAACAAAAAAGTAAAAATAAAAAAAATTTTAGATGGATATCCAGAAATGCCTTTTGGAAATTTTTATTCTAATAGAGACAAATCACAAATACGTCATGACTTAATAGATATTTTTTATGAAGAATTTTTATTAATAAAAACACATATTCAACACAGGCCCGATGTTTACAATGCTTGGTCAGTAACTTATAAGAAAGGAGACTTTCATACCGTGCATAATCATGGATCTACTGGTTATTGTGGTATTTTATATTTAGATATGCATAAAGATTCTCCAGCTACAAATTATATACAACCATGGAATGATGATAATGATAAGACTAGAATATATTGTCCTGAAGTTGAAGAAGGAGATATTGTAATTGTACCACAATTTTTGTATCACTTTACAGAACCAAATAAGATAAAATATAAAAAAAGAATTATATCTTTTGATTTTAAATGAGTTTTAAAAAAAATAAATACACAGTTATTCGACAAGCTATATCAAAAGACTTGGCAGCTTTTGTTGCAAATTATTTTTCTATGCAAAAGCAGGTATATGATACTTGTAGACAGGCTAAATACTTTTCACCTTTTGAAACTATAATGGGATACTATGAAGGTGTTCATGATCAAATACCTCACACCTATTCTCAATATGCCAACATAGCCATGGAAACTTTATTACTTAAGTGTCAACCAAGCATGGAAAAAGCAACAGGGTTAAAATTATATCCTGCCTATACTTATGCAAGAATATATAAAAAAGGCGATGAATTAAAAAGACATAAGGATAGGTTTAGTTGTGAAATATCTACCACCATGAATTTAGGTGGGGATGATTGGCCTATATACTTAGAACCTTCTGGAGAAATTGGTAAAAAGGGTAAAAGAGTAGATTTAAAACAAGGAGATATGTTAGTTTATTCTGGCTGTGAATTAGAACACTGGAGAGAAAAATTTAAGGGTAAAGAGTGTGTGCAAGTATTTTTGCATTATAACAATAGAAAAACAACAGGTGCAAAATATAATATGTTTGATAAACGTCCTCATCTAGGTCTTCCTTCTTGGTTTAAACGATGATATAATTCTTCCGTGTGGGGGGTTTTACCACCACAATCACCAACCCCCTGCGCTAATGGAGAGATATGTTAGGAATTACAGCAATCGCACAATCACCTATTGCTTCACTTGGAGGAACTAATGCTACAGTTGCCGTAAGTGGTATAGCATTGACCACAACAGTAGCTTCAGTAACTATTGTTGCAGTACAAAATCCAACAATACAATTAACAGGTGTAACAGGTTCTACAACTTTAGGAGGAATTCAAGTTGATCCTGATGTAATCGCTACAGGTCAAAGTTTAACTACAAATATTGGACCGTACTCAATTGTTGCAGATGCAACAGCTGTAATATTACAAGGTGAAAATACTCTAGAAACTTCTGTTGGAACAATAAGTAGCACAGGAACTGCATTAGTTACTCCGTCTGGTGTGACAGCCTCAGCGTCAGTTGGTGATGCTTTAACTGCTTTTACAGTTGATGTTTCAGGTATAGATTTAACAGCAACTCCTGGCACCATAGGTCCAATAGTAGGTACAGCTAACGTAAGTTTAACAACCAATTTATTAACTATATCAGATACGTCTCCAACTGCTGTAATTGATGTATCCTTCCAGGTAACTGGTTTATCTACCATGACTACAGCTATAAATTCAGTAACTGTAGAAGCAAAGACACCTGTAGATTTAACAGGTTTTGCAATGACATTGAGCGAGGGCACTCCTGGATCTGTGGCTTGGTCTGACGTAGATCCTAATGTATCTAATACTTGGACTGAAGTTGATATTGCGGCATAATAGGATTATAATAGATATATGGCATCAACATTTTCAACAGATTTAAAACTAGAACTTATGGCAACCGGTGAGAATGCCGGT